TTATTCGTTTCTTCCGCCATATTGTATTTTATTGTGGATTAAAAAATAAAGCAAAATCATCACTATCAAAACCACCTACGTTGCCGCTTGGGAACTTATATTGCCCCTTTCCTAAGGCTTTTATGTCTTGACGGCTTAAGTTCTGTTGTTTTAATAAATTTGTTGCTTGAGCTCTGGATAGAGGGTTATATAGTTGACCTCCTTTATCATCCATCATAAACATTTGAGACCCTGAAACATTCGGATCATAGTCTGGATTTTTTCTTTTTTGTACTCCACTAAAATCAACACCCGCATCTTCTGCTCCTACATAAGCTTTACCAGCCAACCTATCTGCTTTTGATGTTCCAAACAATGGGGCTATATCATTAGCTGCAGATAACATGCTTCCAGCGGCTGTTATTGCTCCTTGAATACCTTGAGCTTCTTGCTGACCATATTGTTGTTGCATCGCCGCCATATCTTTAGCTTGCGCCATATCAATGTCGATAAGCTGTTGCTTCATGTTTTCTTTTGCGTCAGCTTTCATTTTTGCATTTTCATATAATGCGTCTTGCATACCAATACGTGTAGTCTCTTGCGCTTGATTAGTAGCGGCTTGAAGCCCGCCTAAACCTGCAGCTAAGTTACGCGAATCGCCTTCCTGTAGAGCTTGTATACCCTGCTGTTGTGATTGCATTTGCTGTCTGTATTGTTCTCCAAAAGCGTCAAGAGGAACATTTAATCCTGCATAAAAATCTTTTTCTGCTTTTTGAATTGCTTTGTTTCTAAATGCTTTTGCTTTCATTTCAGCCTCTTTACGCGCTCTTCTGGCTTTGGCTGCTTGGCCTAAAGACATTCCCATTCCTCCCGCGCTTAATGCTAATCCAGCTATACCTAATCCTACTCCTGACATAATAGTTTTTGTTTATTTATTATATGGGCTGGAAGCATTTCGTGATCATCAGTATACACGTCGGCTTCTGCCTCTTCAAATGTTTTAGCGTCTGTTTTATATACACAGCACCAATTTGTGTCTTCGTGTATATATAAAACTCTCTGTGTTCCTATTTGAGTAAATATTAAATGCGGGGCTGTGACCGTCACAAGCTCTCCGCTATCTGTTAAATAAGACACCTTACCTTTTAATAAAAATGACGGGTGTTGCTGTCTGTGTATCATTGAAACAATAATATGCCCCTTTGGCATAAACAACTCTCTGGTGTACAAGCCACCTTCAAGAGTTTGTTTTAGAGGATATGTTTCCTGCATTTCTTGACTATGCTTGGTACCACATTTGTGGACAAGCGCCTCATCATAAAAACTTAGCTGTTGCTTGAAAGCGTTTATTCTTTCCCACAACATACCTCTATTGTGATTTACATGGTTTAGAATTTCTTCAGGCTTATATTCCTGGGTTATAAGAGAATCCTGCATATTACACGTCATTTAATGACAAAGATAATAAAAATCTATGGATAACTTTTCATCACGCTGCTTCCAACTGAAAATAACTCTACAGCTTTATTTGAGTCGTTAGTAAGTTTAAATTCCATATAGTATCCGCGCATGCCGTAAGATTCAGCAATACTGTTGTTTACAAATAAAATAAAATCTCCGTTTACCGGGGGTGTTACTCCGGCAGCAGAAGCATCGACTGTTATTGTGTTGTTAGCGCGATCTACAGAAGTGATGCTACCAGCTAAAACAGGAGCCTGCCCGTTTGCTAATGTGTAGATTGTAGCGTGTGATGTAATTAAATTACTCAATGTTTGACCAATAGGAACAACTAAAGCGTTGTTGGGTCCTGTAGGGGCTGAGCTTACAGCTCCTAAACCATTCGCATATCTCAATGCAAAATTAGTAACTCCTTGATCATGTCTTACGTAAGCATACCATTCACCTTCTTTTCTTTCAAAATTCAAATCATTTACATTCCCTTGACTTAAATCTGTTAGCAGTCTAACGCATCCCCATCGAGCCTCATCTGGGTTAGCATCTTCAGTCGTGCTTTCGTATGACAGGGTTTTAAATAATTTTATAGTAAGAACTGGCTCTGGGTTAAACACACTGGTGATAGTAGAGTTTGAAAAGCTGCCGTAAAAAGTATTACGTAAAGAGTTGGTGTTATGTCTAAACAAGTTACCTCCACTAAATGTATACAAGTAAGCATTCATTCCTATAATATATTCAGGAAAAAATGAATAAAATGACGGCCATCCTTGGCTATCTTCGTTGTATGTTAGTGTGTAGTTTGTTGCCATAGTTTAAATATTTTATATTAAGAGCTGCATGATCCTACGCTAACAACTACTCCGTTTCTTATACCTATAGCGGTTGAGCTTCCGGTAATAATATATTGCAAAGTGTTAGTGTCGTTTAAATATGTTGCTCCGTTAGGATCTGTAAATACAAAATTACCTGCTTCTGGAACTGTATTAGTGTCTACTGTAAAAGGTGTTGTTGTTCCAGTAGCGTTTCTTACAAAGTAATAAGTTGCTGTTGCCGAGGCACAAGTATTATCAGCTTGCAAAGCCGACGCTGTAAAAGACGGTAGTGCCGCTGGACAAAATATTTGCCATCTAAAAACTGTACCATTTAAGGGTGCAAAAATTTGCACATTACAATTTGTAACAGCAGTAAGTGTTTTTGGTATTACTTGTGTAAATACTGGTGTGGTTCCAGTCATCGTTCCAACTTGCGTGTTTACATTAGTAAAGTTTCTTGTGGTAGCTAATAATTGATAGCCAACTGCGTTTACATAATTATATTCAGCCACATTGTTAAATGTACCTGTAGGGTTTTGAGTTCTGCTTCCTACGTAAGTAGGCAGGTTAGTTCCTTGGTTGTTTAATCCGGAGTAATCTACTACAGTTCCATTTTGTTCTTGCAGGGTAACTCCGTTGTGATTATTCTTACAGGTTAATCTATTGTAGTTGATGCTATTGTAATTAACTATAGTTCCATCTGGAATAGAAGACCCCATATAATAATAAATAACAGTAGCCCCTGTGCTGTTTGCTAAATTAACATCAGCGTTAAAATGTCCATTACCACTAAAATTAGCAGCTATACCAGAACCACATGGCACGGTGCATTCAAGACAAGGTTGGCTATTTAATAATATTCCATTTAATTGCTGTCTTACTATTCCGTTTTGAGAATAGTATCCATCTGCCGCCAGCGTAGTCAAAGCCGCGTCACTATACAGAGCTGTAGCTTGTGAAAAATTTACACCGTCAAAATAAAATGTTCCGTAATTTACTGCCATCTTAACAACTTATTTTATTAATTATTATACCAAATTGATTTACCTGAATATACTGATTTCCTGCGATTTTATAAAAACCTGCAGCTAAATTATTTATAGTTTGACCCGGTGCGTTACCTGCGCATTGTTGGTTGCTGTATACTAAATCACCCACATCTGGCGCAACTCCATCGCCAGAGAAATAATAGGTATTAACCGTTGCTTGGCTACAGATAAAGTTAGTGCTTGATTGAACTGTGCTTCCTTGAAAAGTATCGCAAGGTATGTTGCAGTCACAACACGCCTCTGTTGCAGATGTGTCTGAATAACAAATATCTTGAGCAGATGTAAACCTAAGATCATATATTAAATACAAATACTGATTGTTTGCAGGTAGAGTAAAAGCCGGGGTCGTTGACGGACTTACTGTAGTCTGATTGATACTGGTTCCTGTAGGGTTTGTAACTAAACTGTCAGGTATAGTGTTTGCCGCTGCCAATAACGCCGCAACATCAGTAGGTGTATTAGCGTAGAGCGTATTAGATGATAAAAATTTAAAATTATCTTGTGGAAATTGCCAATTATAATTATCTGTAGCCTGTTTGTTTATACGCATAGTCAGCGACGCGCTGTCGTAAGGATATACTCCTTGAGATCTTACCCCTGTTTGACTTTCATAAAAACTAAATATAAGAGAGTTTGTACCTAATGTAACTGTATTGCTATCTATAGGGCTTATTGTTGCTCCGTCCTCCCACTTGTATTCTGCGTGAATTTGGCTACCCCCATCAAATGTAGAATTTATAACACACTTAACTACGGTAATATTAATACCGGTAACACATTTAGGTTGTATTGTGAAGCTGGCTGAACCTCCACTTGGTGTAACAGTTATTACTGCTGTTGTTGGGGTGTTTGCTGTTTTGTTTATTTGAAGCGTACCTGATCCGCTAACCACTCCACTACTAAAAGTGTTGCCACTCCATACAGCAGAAACTGTAGCAGACCCACTTGTAATATTGTAGTCTACGTCCGCGGTTCCAATAACTGTTGTTAAATCAACAGTATATGATTGAGGCTCTGTAACAGTAAGCGCTTGAAACTCGCTACCACACTCATACACTACAGGGGGAACTGGCACTTTAATATCGTTTATAGATAAAACATATTCATCCATATACGGGTCGTACCCGCCTAATTTTTGTGTATCGAGCGATAATTGAAACTCATCTCTAAACCATGAACGCATACCTGCTTCTGATATTACCTCCAGTGTGTCGCTTTGAGATTGTCCAGTTAATTTTATAACAGCAACCCTTTTGGTGTCAGTGAAGTAATAGTTATCGGCATGCACGCCAAAGCTTTCGGGATTAAAACTAATCCCATATTCTTCAACTCTGGCTATTTGAGTTCCTAAAATAGTAGGCGTAGAAACGATTGCCCCACCACCCACTGAGTCGCTAATTAAATTTTTAGAAGCCAGGACATAACTTATTTTATCTTCTTGTAAGGTAAGTATATCTGTTTCTCTGGCGTGTAGTTTCTGTATAGGCCCAAAGCTTGTTTCTAATTCTTTAAAATTAACTAAACCTAAATTAAACTCGTTCAAGTTATTTACACCCGCGTTACTACTAAATATTCCACTGTAAGTTAAGTCCGCAAATCTGTTTGCTTCTTTAAAGTCTTGCTGGGAAACAGTTAAAACTCTTTGACCCATTTTTAAAGCTCTACCCGCCAGATCGTCTCTAATTTTAAAACTTTCAACACCGTTTCCAAACGTATAACAATCCATAAAAGGAAGTGTTACAATTAAAGGTAAAGATGTAGTTTGACTTTGATCTCCGTCTGCAGTTGGTGCTTGATGTAAATAATTACCTGTTGCCCCATCAAGAACTATATCATAAAAATCTGACGCGTCAAAGAATACATCCGCTGCCGCATCAACCGGATCTGTTTCAAATGTTATTAACTGAGTTGCTCTTTGAACAGCAATATCAACAGCAACTGTACTTTCTTTTGTACTTAAGCCTCCACAGGCTGGCTTTTTAGTTTTTACTATTAATTGCAATGGTGATGTGGGATCCCCCACAACATCTTGTCCCCAAGCAAAAATAACTGAATTATCTCCTAATGGAGTGCCATCAGGGTTTGTACATGGTATATCTCCGTTAAAAGCAAAAACTTGTGTTAAATAAGACGTTTGTACTGTTCCATCTCCATCAGCCTGTATAGCTCCAGGAACTGCCAAAGCCGGGTTTATATTGTCTCCATTCCACCATCTTCGAGCATCAGTATAATCTTCTGATGCCGTAAACTCTTGATTCCATTCCCATGTAAAAGCCTCACATCTTCTTCCTCTTCCTCTTCTATTAACTCTTATGTTTATAATAATTTTACTACCCGCAGGTATAGTATAGTTATTTGTTGTAGCTGGAGTTACACTGTTGTCTGTTGTGAAGAAAGGATAGTTAACCCGAGCTCTACATCTGCTCGTACTGCCACTTTCTCTTTTAATCCTTCCAGCTTCTATTACGGAGTCCGCTGGTATTTCAACCTGAAAATTACTCGCTTTAATTTGCATATACAAACCAGCTAACTGCTCGGTAGCTCCAGTATTACCGGAAATCGGAACATTACTCAAAAAATTTCTTCCCTCCGCCTCCACTGCTAAAACTTTTGTTTTTACAACTGAAGTTAACGGACCGGTAGTGTCGGTTTTTACAATAAGTATGTCTCCGGTTTTTACTTTATTTTGATTATCTCCTTCTAATTTAAAATATGTTACCTGTGTGGTTTGGTCGGTGTACTGAAAATTAGAAAATATTGTTTCGTAATTTCCCTTACTTGGTTTTACAACAAACTTATATTTAGTTGCAAAAGAAGGTGCATAATTATTTAGAACAACTTTTATTTTATTTGCGCTAATGCTGTTTGACGCGGGAATACTAATAGTGTTAAAGTCGGATGTGAGCACCGTAGATGATCTACCATACTTATCCATGTACACTATACCTGTAGCAAAATCCCTGTTACTATGTAAAGATTCGATGTCATCATCAGACGTAAACTGAACTCCACCTTCAATTATACTATAATACTCGTAAAGTTCTGTGTCTGGCACAACCGGGTTTGCGGTAGGATCGCCCACACTAAAGAACTTCATAGCTGGTATTTGAAGACCTACTATGTTGCTACCCGGCGAAGATGTTATTCTAAACGGCTGCTGGGTTGTAGAGTCATCTATTCCACTAAGCGTCTTTACAAATGAACATGAATCACTGGGAGGTGTTATAATCGAATTAAACTTGTCGGTTAAAGAAGTGCCTTGATCGGCTGTTGCAATCGGTTGAAAATTTGTATTTAATACAGTTCCAATCATGTTAGCAAACTCTGTGCTTTGGGTGAAAGAAAAAACAGAAGTATAGTCTTGAGTTAATGTGCAGAAAAAAGCTAAACTGTGCTCGTCTTGAGAAAAAGTATTATTAGCAAGGTAACAGTCTGTAGTTGTGGTTCCTGAAAGAGTAGCGTGTTCAAATGACAAGTCGAAACTTACAACAGTGTTTGTTTTAAGTTTGTCAACCAATTCACTCAAGTCAAAATTTATAACCGCGTTAGTAGCTGTAATAATATTGTTTGGATCTATTGAATATGCGGTTCCATTTGCTAATTGTGGATCTATCAGCTCTTGCTGTAAAACTGTTTTACTTACAAGCTCTGTTGAATAATCCATAGCTATTACTTGACCGGCAGTATTTGTTATATCGTATCCATCTGTATAATTTCCGTAAATCAAACGGTTTCCCATTATTGTTAACGCTTGTGCTTTCTTAGGCACGTTGTCGTATAATCTTAATAATTCATCTGCGCCTAATACTGAATATATTTTAGCGTTTGTAAATAAAAAAGTTTGTATGTCGTTGTCAGCCCATCCGTTTTCTAATTTATCAAATCTCTCAATTACATATATACTATTTGTAGAAGAGTCTTTAAACAATAAATCAATTTCTTGAACTCTTTCGTCACCAGTCCCAAAAGAAATATTTACTGCGTTAAACCTATTTAACATTCCTTCGTTGTCAAATGTTTTTATGCTAAATTTAAAAGTACCTGGTTTAAATGCTGGATTACTAAATAAAGATGTTGCGCTGTATTCGTTGTTTTTATATCTATACCTATAAGCGAAAGATAAAAACCTGTCTTGTATATAATTTTCAGACCCAGGTAAACTTATTAACTCAAAGGTTGGTGCCGGTAAAGGAGAATAAGTAGCGCTACTGGTTTCAAAACCAGGGGGTTGCACAATCACATTTAGATCTAAATCAATTGTTAGATCAATCGTTGTGCCGGATGCGGGAAAGGGATAGCTTTGTGTTACGTTTATTTTTCTTGGAGGGTTTAATCCATCACTAAAAAAAAGTAAATCTTCTATTTTTTCTACCGCTGTAATTAAGTATTGAGGGTCAAAATTTAATGTGTTATAAGTTATTACATGATAACGAAGAGCGTTATTATTAGTGTTAAATGATATTATTAAATCTAAGCTTAATTTTACTCCGCCAAACAAAGGATCGTGAACAAACCAATAAACTGTTTCTTCAGCGCCGTCTTCGTAGGCCCCAATACATCGTGCAGAAGAGCTTAGCGTTGTGCCGTCAAAAGCAAGTGTGGTTAATTGGTCATTACCTTTAGTGTTTTCTACCGCGCCTATTTCTGTAGTCTCAGTAGCACCTAAACGCACGTTCATTGCATCCACATACTCTCCAGGAGGAAGCAGTCGTTCATCAACGGACTTATTCATACGTCCTTTAATAAAATTCGTAGTGGTTATAGCCATATTACTTTATAAGTTTGTTCTGGCCTCTTAAATTCATTAAAAGTCTGCCAGGGTGTATGTTACTTAATCTAATTTTAGCATTTCTTAATAACGAAGCTCTGTCTTTACGAGCCCTGTTAACAACATACTCCTGTGCGCCTAACTTATTATTTAAAAGCGAATATTTTATAAACGCGTAAATATAATCTTCAAATAATTTATTAACGCTAATTTTAGAGTCGTCGCCACCTTCCATGCCATCTGACACATATTCTAATACAATAGATGAGTGCGCGCCTAAAGAGCTAAAATTTATAACTCCATGTTGTTTGTCAATTTTAAATGTAGGGTTTACATTAGCCGTTTCAGTATTCAGACCAAATCTCGCCCCTATAGCGTATTCAAAATACCAGCAACCATCAACACATGTGCCTGGTTGGTTATTAAATATGCTTCGGTCATTTAAATAAATACCTGACGTCCCTTTACTTAAATCTACTTCAGAATCTTGAGGACTTAACGCGTTACCATCTTGATCAAAAAGTATGTTGCTATTATTGTCCTGTAGATAAGCTGAGCTCCAGTTGGTTTGAATATTTTCGCTTAACGGAAATAGTACACCATTTTTAAACTGAGAAATCCTAACCCAATTAACATAGTCAGAAGGAAGCACAAAACGTAAGGTGCTACCCACGTCTAATTGCAATATTTTAATCTCCTTCATAGCATCATAGTTTAGCTCTTGAATGCCTCTTTTTGCAAAAAATAAAACCTGGTATCTATTAATATTATTTATAAGCTCATTATTACCTTGATACATTAACATGAAATTATTTACTACATCTTGTAGAGATATATATTGATATGATCCCCAATTAGCATCTTCAGGCGCGCTTCCGTTGTTGGTATAATATTGATATTGATTTATGTATGTCATATTAGCTTGTTTCTTGTGTATCTAAATTTTCTTCGTTTATCCCAAACTCTGTAACCGCTGGTTCTCTGATTTCAACTCCTATGTATTGTAATATTTTAGCTACCAAGTTTGGTTCGTCTGAAGCCGGTAGTTCAAAATTTTGATACAGCGGATCTGCTGGATTAAAAATAGGGTCATTACCTGACGTGTCCAGATAAGTCCATTGTGGAGCTAAAGGGTATCTAATATATTGAGTTTGCAATGCGCCTCCCTGTGTAATAGTATTTGGGTATACAGTAATATTGTTACCAACAAATGAATTTGCCCCAGCTGGGATATTAGAGCTTGCGCCACCTAATACATAGGCTGGGTATTGAGTTGTTGGGTATGTTAAATTAGAGCTGGTTAGCATAAATATTTTATTTTGATTTACTCTCTCAACTTCAGTTACATTATATTGATTATAAATACTATATGTTTCTGCATTTGCCATAATGTCTTGGCTAATAACTAACGTTGTGTCATTTGTTATAGCCGTAATGTATGCCGAAGTATTATCTGTGGTATTAGTAATTAAATCACCAACAACGACAGATGTGGTAAAAGTTTGTGTCGCATCAATTAATTGATAAGCTCCTGCGCCAGAGGTTGTGCCGTTTGCTTTTAATGTAGGATAATAAAATATTTTATTAATTAGATAATAATCAGCAGGTAACGTATATATATTGTTTAAACCAGCATTAGGTTGTGCTAAATAAGAGGTTGCTGAAAATGTATCTATAACTTCTTCTAAATTTTTAATTACATCAGCGTAACCTGTACCTGATGTACGCGCATTTTCTCTGTTTATCCAATTGTTATATTGATAAAAGTAATCCTCA